GACCGGCACGGGCGTCGGTGTGGGGTCCGGCACAGGCGTCGGTGTGGGAACCGGCACAGGCGTCGGTGTGGGAACCGGCACAGGCGTTGGCGTGGGGACCGGCACAGGCGTCGGTGTGGGAACCGGCACAGGCGTTGGCGTGGGGACCGGCACGGGCGTGGGTGTCGGCGTTGCGACGATCTCGGACCGCAGGAACCAGCTGTCCTCCGTGCCGGCCGTCACGCCGCCGCGATAGAGTTCATACTCATAGATACCCGCCGCGACCGGACCGGCGAGTGAAAAAGCGCCCGTTGTGGTCTGTGCGCCATTGGCGGCGTCCACGACCCGGATGCCGTCCGCCGTCGTCAAATCGCCAAGCCCGTTCACGTTGGTGATGCTGATCGCCGTCGCGCCGTAGCCTTGCGCGCCTTGCCCGCTGATCACCAGCCGGTCGGATGGAGAATTGTCGTCCCCCAGTTGCGTCTGGAGCGCCAGCCGTCCACCGCCGCCATAGTAGTTTCCATAAACAGCGAAACGGTCGGTCACGCTGTTGCCGGCGTTGGTCAGGTCGATCAGGCCGTAATTGGAGACGGTCACCAGGCTCTGCGACTGGTACGGCATCACATTGTGCGTACCTCCGCCCGCATATACCGTACTGGTCGGGTCGATGTAGAGTTGTCCGGTTGCCGTACCGGAATCGCCCAGCTTCAGTGTCGCGTAGTTCGAAAAGGTCAGCGATGAGCCGCTGATCAGGTCGATCTCTTCCCAGTTGTAGAAACGGGCGACGCTATCACCGGCAGTCTGTTCGAAAATCAGCCGATCGTCGCCAAGGCCGCCGTCGATCGGCATGTTGTTGGCCATGTTGGTCGGCGTGAGCTTCAGGAACAGGGCAACGTCGTTGTCGTTGCCCATGTCGATGGCATTCATCGCGCCGCCGGACCAGTAGAGCAAGTCGTCGCCGTCCTGCATCTGTAGCGGATTGGTCAGGATGCCGCCGGTCACCAGCGCAAAGTCCTTGCCCGTGCCCAGCATCACATTGCCGTTGATCTCGCCGCCCAGCATCATGAACACGTCTTCACCGCCGCCGGTATTGACGCCGGTGCTGATACCCCGCTGCGGGCCCAGAATCGTGTTTACCGTTCCCACGCGGTTGATCACCACGTCGTTGCCGTCACCCGTCTCCACGGCGCCGCTGATGTTCCCGGCATTGTCTACGAAGTCGGCGGAGGTGCCGGTGATGCGTAGGCTGTTGGACAGCAACCCGGTATTCTGGACGAATACGCTGCCGTCACTGCTGATGCCGACATTGCCGTTGATCGTGCCGACATTGAACAGCGTGTTCTGCCCACCGCCGTCGATTTCGACCGAATTGAGCGCGGAGCGATTGACCAGCAGGTTTTCGCTTGTGCCCTTCAGCAGAAGCTGGCCGTTGATAACCCCGGAGTTGTCCAGCGAATTATCGCTGCCAACGACATTCACCGATTGAATGCTGCGACCGGTGCCGATCGTAATGTCGTTGATCCCGGCGCCGTCTATCTGCACGGAGCCGTTCATGGCTCCGTCCTGGTTGAAGACTATGCGCCCGGTTCCGTTACCGATCAGGTTTCCGTTTATGGTCCCGGTATTATTGAAGGTCTTGGTAAATCCGGCGATACCCTCGAAAGTAACGGCGGCGGGATAATTCAGAATAGATCCGGCATTGTCTACCAGCACATCGCCGCTTCCAAACGCGCCGAGCGGACCGTTCAGCGTGGCGCCGGGAAGGATTTCCTCGATGACGCTCGTATTGGTCGACGAATAACCGCCGGTGACGGTGCCCGAGCAAGTCACCACGCCCGAAGCGTCCAGAACACATTGCTGCGCCCAGGCTTCCTGCAAGGCAAAGGGAAGAAGAACCGTCGTGGCGGCAGCGCCGAGCAAGGCATGGCGTAACTTCTGGTGCGATCGCAAAACGGTTTCGGGGCCGAGTAACCACCGCTGCGAAGCTCTGCTTCGACCTGTCGAATGTGAAATCGATTCGGCCACGCTGCCTCCTGCGACTAATACCAAGGTGCGTTGAGGCTGACTCACGCGGGGGATTCCCAAGCCCGTAAAAATCTGATTCGACGTTGCAGGCACGTGGAGGCTTGCGATGGCGGCAGCGATTGGGGTTCGGTCTGACTACACATCGGCGGATTTGCGCCAGTTTGCGCGACGGAGCGATGATGCGGATCAAGTCCGGCGGCTGTTGGCGGTGGCTCTGATCCTGGACGGCGGGAGCCGGAGCGAAGCGGCGAAGGTTGCCGGCGTCACGCTGCAAATCGTGCGCGACTGGGTCCTGCGGTTCAACGAAGGCGGCCCCGATGGTCTGGCGACGCGCAAGGCGCCGGGCCGGGCCGCGATCCTCAATGACGAGCAGCGCGCGCGGCTTGCGGCGATAGTCGAGGCCGGGCCAATCCCTGCGGCGCATGGCGTGGTGCGCTGGCGGCTTGCCGATCTGACCCAGTGGATCTGGGACGAGTTCGCGCTCTCGGTCACGCGCCATACCCTCGGGCGTGAGCTTCGCGCGATGGGCTACCGCAAGCTCTCGGCGCGGCCCCGCCATCGGGGGCAGAAGGGCGACGACATTGCCGATTTTAAAAAAGCTTCGCTGCCCGCCTGGCGCAGATCAGGCGGCGCCTCCCGCGAGGAACGCCGATAGAGCTGTGGTGGCAGGACGAGGCTCGCATCGGTCAGCAAACCAAGCTCACCCGGCGCTGGGCGAAGCGCGGCACGCGGCCCTCGGCACCCAAGGATCAGCGGCGCTCCTCGGCATGGCTGTTCGGCGCGATCTGTCCCGCCGAAGGTAAAGCCGCCGGCATCGTCATGCCCCGCTGCAACAGCGAGACGATGAGCATGCACCTCGAGGAGATCGCCTTCCACGTCGCGCCAGGCGCACATGCCGTTCTGCTGCTCGATCAGGCCGGATGGCATGGATCGGTCGAGCTGGTCGTGCCACCCAACATCACCTTGATGCCGCTGCCGCCCAGGTGCCCGGAGCTCAACCCCGTCGAGAACGTCTGGCAGTTCATGCGCGACAACTGGCTGTCGAACCGCATCTTCCAATCCTACGATGACATCGTCGACCACTGCTGCTTCGCCTGGAACAAGCTCGTCGAACAGCCCTGGCGCATCATGTCCCTCGGACTGCGCCAATGGGCTCATGGGTTCTGATCAATGCACCTTGGTATAATTTACGACCGCAATGTCCTTTTCATAGAAGAGGATGCGGACTGGGAAGGCGCGTTCGTCTACCTTCCGTTGCGGTGTGCTGCGTCTAACCATGATGCGAACATATAGTGAACATGCTACACGGGGTCATCTGATTCGTGAGAGGGCCACCCCATGGCAAATGACCAACTGACGCTCCCCCTGACCGATGATGACCTGCTGAGGCTGGCCCAGTACCGGTACGCGCAGGCTGACAGGGAAGGGGCGACAACCGACGATTACGTCCAGCTTGTAGACATCTTCCCTGCCGTGCTGCAGCGGCTAGAAGAGAAGATCGGGCAAACCCGAGGTTTGGTACGGATCGAGCAGATCGATTTGAACGATCCCGCCGCTTGGCAGCGGTTTGCCGCCGAGATGGCTGAGTAGGGGATGCTGGTCATGATTGAAGCACAAGCCGAGCGCGGACCCTTTGGCCGCTGGCTGCTGATGCAGGTCGAGCGCGGCGGGCTCGTCGGCGAGCTGGCTAAGGGCGCCACGGGTGATCGAGGCTTTCCGCGCGATGGCGACCCGGAGGCGGTGCGTAAGCGCCTGAGCATTCTCCAGGCGGACGGCGACATGTTCGAGGCCTTGGACGAGGCGGAACTCGACTGGGCAAGCTACTGAGGTGAATGGCATGACATATGGCGAATTGATCGAGCATGCCCAGCGGCTCCACGCGCTGGCGAGCTCACGCGCGGGAACACGGGCCGATCTGGTGCAGCTCCGCGACTTAGTGCCCCAATTGATCGGCGCGGTGAGGGCGCTGACCCAAGATGACGAAGAAATGATCCCGATCCCTATTATCGACCTGACGAAGTGCGAGCCGGTCGAGGGCTGCGAGATGGGATCAGTCCGGCTTCCCGCCGGCTCCACGAGGCTCATGGGCCTGAGTTGAGAAATGAAAAGAGGCCGCCCCGCGATAGGGACGGCCTCTAACTCGGGCGGGCCGGGGGAGGTATTCCGCCGAAGCAAGGGGTTAACATGTGGCAAGGGCGGATGTTCCGCGTCCGGAAGTCCTTTTATTGACTTCCCCCAACGGAGGACGCGATATCATGTCCATGCGAATCCATTTTCAGCGAAAGCACATCGCCTCTATGGATAGTACCGAAGTAGAGGGCCTGGACCTGTCCCTCTTCCCGGTGGCGTTCGATATCCATGTAGGCGTGATCCCGAACGAGGATGGCTTCTGGCTCACGGTCATCCAAGAGACAGACGTGCCCCTGGATGAGGTGCCAATCCTGCCGGGCTTCCATCGGTGCCTACCCAGCGTGCCGGGGCATGCTTAGCGGGTGGCTTGAACCTGATTTGTCAGAGTGTGGTGACTTTTCTGAATTCTCTAACGAAAAGAGGCCGCCCCAGCAAAGGGGCGACCTCTGTGCGATGGGCCGGGGGGTCTGTAGGCGCCATCGCGATGCTGTCGCTAGACAGCCCCGGGTTAACATCATGCAAGCCCGGTTGTTCCCCCCTCTCGTCATGATACCTTCGCGACAGCTGCGGCTGCACGGATGGACGTGCCCCCTTGCTTGAGGATCGCGAACGCGGTCGGGCCAAGTGGAACTGAAGGCCGCTTGGTAGCCGGTATCGAGCCCGGCTCGCAGCTATGTCTCCGACGCCGCAGCGCCACCCCGCGCTGCGGCGTTTCTATTGCGATGCCCTTCAACAGCAGGCCGGAAGGATATGGCGATTTTTAACCACTCGTTTCTGAATGGTCGTGCTGGTATTGCTCGATCCAACTGCGGCAGCGCGGAGGGACGCGCCCCTTCAGTTTGAATAGAGGGGCGGGCGTGTGGGGGCGCTCGCCAGTCGGTATCAAGCCCGGCCCGCAGCTATTTCTCCGGCGCCGCAGCGCTACTCCGCGTTGTAGCGTCATCCCAAGCCCAAAAAGCGCCCGGGGCGTAGACCACCCCGGGCATTTAGGATTGGGTCGTCGTGCACGTTTGCGCAGATAGATTGGCTTACCTGCCAAGGAGTTACCCTTACCAAAGCCGGTCGCTTAACTCGAAAGATGGGAAAAGGTTCCTAACCGGCTTCTTTTTCTTGTCGGGTGGGGCTTCGAATGTGGTAATCCGGCCGCTCTAAAGAGAGTCGGCGAGGAGAATCCTGATGTGGGTTAATCATTTCGGCGCTCTTCTCGCGGCCCTTGTCTTGGGAATTTCCCTAGCGAGTACAGGGATACTAGCGGACGAAAGGTTCCGTTCATCCACTCGCAGAGCAATGGCCGCTGTCGGTTGCTGCGTGATCTTGGTTGGCGTTGTGGCTCTCTGACATGAAAAGGCCGCCCCCGAGAAGGGACGGCCTCGTATCAACCGGGGGCACCGGTCGATACACCATAACGCTACCAATATAGAGGTTAAACGCGTCTTAAGGATAACAGCCCAAGGTATTTTGGTGACAGCCGGCGTTCTTACAAGGACGCCCCAGCTCGCGCTCGAGATCGCGGGCCGGGGCTAGTTTTTGGGTCGCAGCGCGCCAGAACGCGCGTGAGTCGCATCAGGGGGAGGGTGTGCCTGATGACGCCAGATCACCTTGTGCGTTGATTATGACGCGGTAGCGAATTGCAATTCGTTAATCCTGTTGCGCTGCGGCGCGAGCCTCCGCATCGTGGCGGCGAATAGCATCGATCTTGGCCGCGCACTTCTCGAACCCCTCCTTGTAGACCCCCCGGCTCGTGACGATGTCGCCCGTAGACGTGAGCGCCACATCCTTCACCACACACCGCTCTAGCAGCCCGGCCGGAATGCCCTGATAGGCAGCCGGCAGCGGCGCGGAGGCGACCTCATTGCTTCTGGAGCAGGCGGCGCAGGTCAGCAGGGATAGGGCGAGACAGATATTCCTTAACCTCGGCATTGGCGGCCTCCAGTTGCTTGAGCTGCGCGGCAGCGTCTGTGTTCTGCTGTTGGATGAGGGCGAGCTTGTCCTGGAGCAGAAGGACGTTCTTCTGCTCCAGCGCCCGCAGGCGATCCTGCTCGGCGACGCGCGCAGACCACCCCTTGTTCGCGGTGACGAGATCGCCAACGCGGGTATCGAGCGTTTCGATTTCGTCGTTCTGCCGCTGGATGTGCAGATATGCCGCCACTGCGGCGCCGATGCCGCAGATGGCCAAGACGCCAATCATGGCGAGCAGTTCGGACTTGAATGGCGTGATCAGGTTAGAGATCCATTTCACAGCTGTTCCTCCTCTTGCGCCTTGGCCGCTTCCACGCGCTTGTCGGTATTGGCGCGTAGCTTGATCCCAAGGCGCTCGTAGACGATGCGCTCCAGCAGCCGGATCGAGACGTTCGCCCCAAGCCAACCGAAAATGCCGACGATGAATCCGATCCAAAGCGGATCAACCTCCATCGCCCGGCACAGGAGCATGACCAGGAAGCCCACGAGACCGGAGCCTGCGATCTCGGTGAGTGCACGCCACCCGTTCAGCTTGTTGCCCTTGTCGTTCTCACGCATGACGTAGCCCAGACCGCCGGCGACGGCTGACAGGAGGACGTAGCCGAGCGACGTGAGCCAGTCGGATAGCGAGAAGTGTTCCATTGCGCCCCCAATTATCTGGAATTCATGCCACCCGGTTGCGGAGCCAGCCCCAGGCGAACTCTTCGTTCGCGGGGCGCTTCTGGTTGAGCACCTTGTAGCGTTCGCCCTGCGAGCAATTCAGCGCGCGCAAGAGCACGGTTTCGGCTTCGGCGCCGCGGCTCATTTTCAACCCGCGCAACGCCGCCAGGGTCGCCGGGCCGATCTGGCCGTCTTCCTTGATGTCGCCGTAGAGCTTGCCCTGCCGGTTGAAGACGTTGAGCCATTCCTGAAGCCAGAGCGCCGGAAGCGTCTGGCCCATGTTCACGCCGGTATCGAACAGCTCTTCGCCGACCGCCGGCATGATCTCCGCGACAGCAGCGAAGCCGGGCTTGATTGCGTATTCCTGCCGATAAATCGCAACGGCGTGGGCGCGCGGCAGGTCGCGCATCGACCCTGAGTAGCCGTTTGCGCGAGCGACCTTCGCGGTGATCCCCCACATCGTTTCGCCGCCGGTGTCGTGAGGGTTGTTGGAGTAGCCGCCTTCCTTGCCGATCGTGGCTTCAATCATCTGGTCAATGGTCATAGACGTTTCCTGCGTTAGGGGGAGGACAGGCAGCAGCCTTCGTCCGCAGCGGCGGGGCCGCGCGGCGTCCTGTTCAGGCTGATGGTCGGGAGGGCGGCTTCCGGTGGTCTGCCGCTAAGTGATAGTTACTCGGGCCAACCCTCGAGGATCTGCGCCTCGATCGCGGCAAGCTCTTCCTCGGTCGTGCCCTGCGCGATCGTGGCAATCAGCGCGTCCAGCTCGTTCTTCCGGCGCTGGCCCGCCTCGACGAAGGTGGCGACGGTCTTGCCGAGCTGGATCATGTCGGCTGCATCGAGCGCGACGATCGCGTTGTCCGCCATGCGCCAGTCGGTGGCGAACTCTTCGCCGCTCTGGAGCGCAAGCATGGCCATGACGACGGAGCCGGAGATGTTTACGCGGCTCGTGGCGTCGGTTTCGACCCGGCGCAGCTCGCTCTGGATCTCCACCAGGCAGCCGCCGTCGCGTACCTGGTCGCGCTTGTTGCGCACCTTGGCCAGAAGCAGCGCGCGCTTCGAGACGTAGATGAAGTCGGTATCGCTGGAGAGCTGCGAGCCGGGGTACGGACCAGCGGGCGAGACCATCCACTCGCTGACGGCGCGCTGCGAGACGTTCTCCTCTGGGATCGTTCCTTCCGGCAGCGTGAAGGTCTGGCCGCCGAAGAACGTGGTCGAGGTGCCGCCGGGGACGGGCTGCGGCTCGGCCGAAATGGTGTCGATTGCCACCATGATTGCGGGCCCGTTGATGGTGACCGCGCCGATCTTGTGGAACAGCGGGGTCGCCCCAGGAATGTCCTGGATGATGTACATGGATCGGTTTCCTTAGATGTTGGTGACGTCGAGGATGAGGCTGCGCCAGCCCACCGTGCTGATTTGCTGGCTTAAGGGGATGCTCGACGGCGATGAGGCGCACATGTACTGAAACGAGCCGCTGTCCTGGAAGAAGGCCGTCCCAGAGCCCGACACCGAGCTGCCCCAGGCCGACACGCCCGTTCTGGACCACTGGTCCCGCCGGTAGACCTGCCACCCGTTGTAGGGACCGATGCGGCACGACCCTTCGCCCGCCGAGGTGAAGCTGATGGCGGAATTCACCTCCTGCTTCTGCGGAACGTGCGCCACACTGCGGCCCGACAGCCCGACGCCGGAGTAGGTGCCGGGGGCAGGGTTGGACAGGATGCCGAGCGGCCGGGCAATTGGGTAGTCCGACGACCAGACGATTGAGCCGTCGGGGGCATACAGCTCGGCACCAGCCATGTGCTCGCTGACCGGTGGCCGGCGCTGCGAGAACACGTAGAGCGTTATCGGGTTCGACCCGGTGGACGTGGCGTAGATGCGCCAGGTTATGCCGCCGTTCGCCGTTGAGACCACGTCCGCCCAGGTGAAGGACGGCGAGGCTATGGCCAGCATGGGGATGTCTGAGGGCGACAGCCCTGCCACGAACACGTCCCGCTGCCCTGAGTTGTTGCTGAACTGCTGCCAGCCCGTGGAGCCTGCGGGTATCTCGATCTTCTGCTCAAGTCGGAAGTAGATCTGGCTGGTGAGCAACTGCACGCGCCCATCGGGCGTGTTCATCTCAATGCCTGCTGGCATCAGTAGCCCCCATAGTAGATGGTCGTCGCAGGGCTAGCGCCAGCGCTTGCGCCGCCACTCGTCGTCACGTTGAACGACCAGGAGATGACCCCGGTGTTGGAGTCCAGCGTGACCGTCGGGCCGCCGTAATTGCCGGTCGTCGACGACACGAAATGGACGAGCGCCTTGCCGATGAGCGAGGTGTCGGTGAACGTGCCGGACGTGGCACCCGCCGTCGTGGTGAACGACGAGCGAACCGCCGCGAAGTAGTCTGTGTAAGCGATCTTCACCCTGCTGTCGGGGTAGTAGAACTCCATCCCCGCAGGCATGTCACCACACCCCCATTCGGCCTGCGAGCGCCCCGTTGGGGTGATAGGCCCGGAGGCCGTTGTTATCGAGCTCAGACCGTTGGCCCGACGATGCTGTGCGGAGGAGGCCGATGTTACCGGTGATGGCGGAAAGTTCGGTGACAGCGATCTTCGCGGCGGTGACCTGGCCCGCGCCGAGGTGATTTGTCATGATGCTGCCGTCCACTGTGAACATCGCGGCGTTGCGGCGGCGCATCTTCATGTTCCAGAAGTAGCAATGGCCATTTGGTGTGCTGGCATCTGGCCCCCAAATACGCAGGAACGCTTTACCCTGACTTCCTCCCGTGTATTTGAAAATACCCTTGAGAACTCGGTATACCTGTCCAGGGAAGGCATAAATTGTCCCACCCCCTTCGACTGCTACGTTTTCAACGGCTTGGGCCGATAGAACCTCATAGTTTCCGGCGGTATTCCTCATAACCATATCGAAGGAAACACGACCCTCACTTGCCCAGGAGATGCACTCGAAGCCGAACTCATCACCCGGCTTTACCGCTATGCCGTAGATGTTGCTGTTGCTGTCGAAACTCTCGACTCCATTGACTACGCTTAGCTCCCCCGCAGTGGCGCCTGCTCGATTGAGAAACAGCGCGTACCTAGAGGGCCATGATGTTCCCGCGCCGCCATCTCGACATTCTATGTATCCGGGGCTTGGCGCAAAGCGCCGTGAGTAGGCTGACAGAGTACCCGACGCGAGATCTCCGTCGACGATGAGGTTTTCGAAGTCCATCATGGTCATGTTCTTCGCCGTGACCGAACGAGCCGCGAGTTCCTCAGTGCCGATCGCATTGGCGGCGATGTTCTCCGCCGTGAGTGAGTTGGCCAGGACGTTCTGCGCAACTAGGATAGCTTGCGCCGGGAGCGAGTATGGGATCATCTCTGACGCGCTTGGCGTCGTCTCAGCGAGCTGAGGATAGCACATGAATACCCAGCTATCGGACTGCCCGGAGTCTGTGCCCCACTTTCGCATCCATACTCGCAGCCCAACAGCCCCAGACCCCGCTGGGATAGTTATCCTCGCCACGCAGCGCTTGAAGGCCGCCAGATAAGTACCACCTTGCTTTTCAGAAGGGAGACACGTTGCTGCGGCATTGATAGGACTCTGTGCCACCCAGTTGCCAGCAGAATTGACTGCCACCAACAGCAGGTCTGCGGCGCAGCGATGAGTGCCCATGTACAGGGTGAACTCGTAGGACTTTCCGTCCTCGCCCCCGTATATATTGGTCCAATCTCCACTAGCGTTTCGTATGAACCGAAAGCCAAAGTAGTCCGGGGCCGTGCCTTTAACTGTGTTCGTCTGGTGGACGCCAAAGCCTGAGTTATCCGGCAGGGTCCAAGAAGTATCAGGGTAATCCCCATTTGGAAGCGGAGAGAGAACCTGGCTGCTGCCGTAGTTAGCGTTGACCTGGTAAATGGAGCCGGAATTCTGCTGGCTGTCCATGTACATGTACAGATCGGGGCGCGTAGCGGGTAGTGCCCCTATGAGGCGATTGCCTCCGACGCCTACGCCCAGCTTGGCTGTTGGCACGGTGCCGACCAGTTTCGTCGCGCTCATGCCGCTGATCTGGCTATCGGGGATCGTCGTCGCGGCGTCGACCAGGCCCAGGTAGGTGCCGGTCGAGGCCTTGTAGACGTAAAGGGACCCGCTGTAGTAGACCGTGCGTCCGTCGAAGTTGGCGGTCGTCGGCAGGCTCGTCACGATCTCGTATCCGCCCGTCAGCTTGCTGAGCGCGAAGCTCAAATCAAAGTTCCTGCCGGTGAAGGCACCTGTGCCGGTAGCGCGCAGGGTGAGCGTTGCACTGAGCACGGCGGCGTTGCCGAACTCGCCCGCGTTCCCGTTCGCTCCGACCACAGTGGCCGTCCGCCCGGACAGCGACACTTGGAGGCCGTTCGGGTTCGAGGCGATCACGACGTTGAAATTCGCCGACACGTCCACGGCGCCCTGCTTCAGCACGAACGTGGTGGTCACGCCGTCGTAGCTCTTCACCACGCCGTTCGCGTAGGCCCACACCTGCCGCGCGGGTGCCGTCAGCGAGGGCGTGATCGCGGCTTCGCCGGGCGTGCCTGGCGCGCCAGGGCTGCCGGGCTGTCCCGGCTCGCCGGGTTCCCCAGGTTCGCCCGGCTCGCCTGCCGAGGCCAAAAGCGATACGAACTGGTTCGGCGGCGGCAAGCCAGCGGTCGAGACGTGGGCGGTGATGACCGTGTACGACGATCCGCCGTACTGGACGAAATCGCCCACCTCATAGGTGGCGCCAGGCGCCCAGTCGCCCCGATTGACGTTGCGGGTGGCGTTGTCGGCGGGCTTTGTGCCGTCCGGATCGGTAATGTCCGGCCAGGCGACACTCGCGGTCAGCGGCTCGACCTTGCCCGCCGTGCTCAGACCCTCGATCGACAGCGACAGCGTGCAGATCGTCGCGTCGACCTGAATCGAGAAGTCCTTGAAGAACCCGTAGACGGTAAGGGTTTCCATCCCTTCCTTGCCAATCCACAGCGAGGGCTTCGCGCGCACCGCGGCGATGCGCCCGGCGACAAGGTCCACAGCATCGCGGCGCAGCTTGGCGGGCAGCGTCATGCGCTTGGCCCAAGCGCGCTCCACGATCTGGATCTCGCCGAACTCGTCCGCTTCCTTGCGGCTGAAATCCGTGATCCCGGCCTTGGCGTCTTCGGTGGTCGAGCCGAGCCCGACCAGTTTGCCCGCCAGCAGCGTCCCGACCTCCACCGTGCCGGGTCCGGTGATCGTCACCGAGACCTGGCCGGCCGTCTCCGGCATATCGAGGAAGGTGACTGTGCCGCTTGCATTGGGGGTGAACGTCCGATCGTAGCCGGCGGCCTGGACGCGCACCGTGGTGGCCTTCACATCGAGCAGCGCCGCGGCGTTGATCGTGCCCGCCGAAAGGGTCACAAGGATCTGGCCAGCGGCGGTCGTGGTCGAGCCCAGCGCCTGGTCGAACATCGCCCACCGGTTCGTGGGGCCGATGTCTTGCCACTTGCCGGACGGGCCGGTCGGGTCGTTGCCCTTGTTTCCGATCGCGCCGCTTTCGTAGATCCGGTGCGTCGCCGCTTTGATGACGCGGGCGCCGAGCGGATAGGTCGTGTCGGCCGACCACTCCGGATAGTCGTTTTCCGGAACGCTGCTCGCGATCAGCGCGCCGCCCGCGATGGTCGCGGGCTGGAGCAATTGCAAAGTGGAGGCCTGCCCCAACGGCGCGGGGTCGCCGCCCGGATCCGCGAACGCCTCCGTCGCCGCCAGCGCCTCGACGGTGAGGGTGCAGTAGGCCTTCGGCGGCACCGGCAGGTCAATCTCGAAGTCCTTGAAGAACCCCCGGAAGTCGAGCCAGTCCACACCCTCATCGGCGATCCAGCGCGCGGGCTTGGCCCGGATGGCCGCGAGGCTCGCCTGGAGCGCGTTGGTCTGATCGAACGGCACTACCAAGCGCACGGACATACGCCGCGCGAAACCACGCTCGACGACGGTCGTCACGCCATAGTCGTCGGTTACCCGGCGGCTATAGTCGACGATGCCGAGCGTCGGCGTGGCTTCGGTCTCGCCGAGGTTCAACGTCTCGCCGCTGTCGAGAACTACCCTCACTTCGCAACTCCCGACACTACGATAGCCCGCCCGTCAGCTTCTGCGCTCACGTCTTCCAGAACCCGCGCGGAGCGGTTCACGCCGCTGGCGATCGCCGCTAGGCCGTTATTCAAGTCCGCCCGCATCTGAGCCTGCTCCGCGCGCATGGCTCGCAGCTCAGCGGCGTTATCGTTGCTGCCGCTTGCCGAGGACGTACCAGCCGTGGCCGTGGTGGCCGCGTCCAGCGCCGCCGACGTCGAAGCCGAGGCAGAAGAGGAGGAGGTGCCGCCGGCATAGCCCTTAGTGGCATCGATGACGCCTTCGAGGCTTGCCGCCGTCTCCGCCTTGATGCGCTCCAGCTCCTGGCGGCTCGTGGCGACATTACCGGCGACTTCGAGGAGCGACTGGCTCAGGTCTGCCAGCTTGGCCGCCGCCTCCTGATCGCCGCCCCGCGCAGCGAGCACCGCGGCATTGAACTGCCCCTGCAAGGTAGCGAAGCTGGCAGCATCGCTTCCGCCGGTGAGGCCGCGAATCCGGTTCACTTCGTCCACCAGGCTATCGCTGACCGATTCCCACGCCTGCCGCAGCTGCTCGGCTGCCGTAGCCGCCGCTTCCTGCGCCTGGGTGAGCTTATCCTGCGCGGCGTTGGCATCCTCGATCGCATAGAGCTGCTGGAGCAAGGCGCGCTGCGCGTCGCTGGTGGCGTCCCGCAGCTCCTTGGCGCGGGCGATGGCCGTCGCGGTGGCTTCGTCCCCGGAAGCCTCGGCGATGCGCGAACGGATGTCGTTGAGCGCGTCGGTCTCCTTGTTCATAGCCTCCTGACGTTTGATGGACAGAAGCTGCTCGAGCTGGGCGTATTCCGCTGCGGTGGCGCCCGCCTCGGCGAAGATGGAGCGCAGGTTGGCGAATTCCTTGTCGATCGTGTCCAGCTCAGCGCCGACCGGATCCAGGTACGTCTTCAGCTCGGTGAACACGCCCTCGAAGCTCAGCGCCTTGTCGATCTGCGCGGACAGATCGTCGCCCGCCTTGAGCAGATTGTTCGTGGACGCGCGGATGCCGTTGATCGCGCCGCGCTCGATCGCCAGCTTCATGGCATAGGCCACCGCCGCCTCGGCATCGTCGTTGAAGTCGACGGCGCCCTTCTTGACCTTGAGCGAGGTGCCGCCGGCATTGACGCGGTAGTCACCGTGGCGAACGCCGACGCTGATGTTGCCGAAGTTCCCGATGGTGCCGCCGAACTGCGAGGCGAGATCCGCAAGGCCGCCATAGATGCTGTTGCCGGCTGCCAGCGCCGCCTTCTGCGACGATCCGCTGTTGCCGGACGTGCCGGACACACCAGCCGCCGACAGATCGACCCGGCCCCACTTCACCTTTGTGAATGCGCTGCCCAGCACATTGCCAAGCACCCCGCCGACGATAGATCCAAGCGGGCCAGCGAAGTCGCCTAACCCCTTCATCACCCCGTTGAGTGTCTTGGTTAGAACCTTTTCTGCCGCCTTCCCGCCGAGGGCGCCGCCGATCGCCGACCCTGCCTGCTCGGACGCAGACTGCTTCCCGAACAGGGCAGACCCTGCGACCACTCCGATGCCCGCGCCTTGCAGGAGAGGCCTCAAAGCCTTCACAAACTCCCCGTCTTTTTTGAATACCTTGGACACCTCGGTGCCGATGGTTTTTGCGACCTCCTCCCCTTGGTCGTTAATTTCCGTTCCCACTCCGATGTTGAGCAGGTTGCCGAACTTCCCGCCAATGTCGGATGAGTTGCCAGTGAGCAGGCCGAACACAGCTCCCAGGCCAGCCCCGACCCCGCCGAGGTTTCCGAGCGTGTTTATCAGGTCTCGATACTGGTCGTTGAGCATGGCGACGTGCTCGCGCTCCTTTGCGAGATCCTCCATTCGCTCGTCCCAGCGGGCCTGGGCCATGTTGTCCACTTCCTTCTGGAACTCAGCCCAGTCCTCTTCCTGCCGTTTGGCGAGCTGCTCCGCCACATCGAGCACCATGCGGCTGGTGGCGTCCTGCATGAACTTGTCCAAGTCGAAAGCGTCCTTGGCCGCCTTCGCCGCAGCCGCGCCAGCCGCCTTACCAGCCTTTTTCGCGTCCTTCTTTGTGCGCTCGATTGCGCGCTTCTGCGCGAACGGGCTGGCCCAGTCCGCGAGATCGCCGATGTAGTCTTGCTGGATCGTGTCGGTGAGCGTCTTCACGAAGCCGTGACCCAGCTTCGCCGCGGCGCCGGAGTAGCTGTTGGAGACCTTGGCAATCTGCGGAGCCGTGAGGGTCGGAAGGGCCAGGCCCGCCTTCGTCAGAATATGGTTCGCCTCGGAGACGAAGCCGTTGACGCCGTTGACCGCCGTGGAGAGCAGCTTGTTGATGGCATCGATCGCCAGATTGACCGCGCTCAGGAAGATGTCTGCCACCCCGGCCGGGATGAGCTTGAAATTGTCCAGGATGGTTCGCGGGACCAGCGTCATAAGGCCGATGATCCTGTTCGCCGCCCATTTCGCCCAGTCCAGCACCGTCTTCCAGACGTCTCCGGTCTTCACGCCGAAGAAATCGAGAGCGCCTGCTACCTCGCCCGTGATTGCCGCAACCCAAGCGTCCCACAGACCCAGCGCCGTGTCCATGAAGGTGACTTGCACCTTACTCGTCTTGTTGATCTCTGAGCTGAGCAAAGCGACGCCGCCAGCGGCAGTCGCGAGGACGGCAATGAACGGCAGGAAGGGCGCGACCAAGCCAGCCGCCGCCGCGATCAGGCCTTTGACGCCGATCCCCGCCTGCGACATGATGCCGCCGATCTGCGAGCCCTGTTGCAACAGGGCGGTGAAGGCAAGTTTTAGCGGTGCCGAACTCTGCGCCGCCCCCACCAGCTGTATGCCCAGATCCTGAAACTGGAAGGCGAGGTTCTGGACGTGGTGCCCCGCCAGCTTGGACGTGTTGGCAGTCCGGTTGATCCCGGAGCTGAGGCCCGCGAGGTTGTCATTCGCCGCCTTTGCGGACTTGGCAATGTCGCCGGAAGCATCCCTTACGGCACGCTTGCACTGGTCGAGGTCATTCTGAAGCCGCGCGATATCGGCCACGATCTCGATCGACAGCCTACCCGCTGGGATACCACCCGCCATACGAGCCGCCTCCATAAAAAAGGCGGCCCAAAAACTGGACCGCCCGATTATTTAAGAATTGCCCTGGCGTCAGCTTAAAGGCTGCTATTGAGCAGCCATAGCTATTGACCTACGGCTCTAAAAAGCCGGTTTGGGCGGTTCATTTGGGTCGAATTTAGTGCAAGTGCCTGAGAAATTGCCTTGCGGACCCCGAATTGAGATCAGGCCTGCAATACGGTCGATATGCAGCTTTGCGTTGCCGATACCACCGTACCAGACCTTTCCATTGATTTCCCGAGAATCTGCAACGACGCTAGCGATCCTTAGCGCCTTATGCTTCTTCCCGCCGATAAGGCGCGGAAGTTCGGCCACGCCAGCGGCGCCCGACAGTTGCAGGCGGACGACATCCTCCTGACCGGTAACGAGATCGGTGTCTCCGTATTCAACGGTTTCGGCGCGCCCCCTGCACTCCAGATTGATCACTTCTGATTGAGCTGCAATTGCGACGGTCGGCAGCAAGCCAACGAGCGCGGAAAGAACGAGAGCCATTTTCATGACATCGATGAGTAGGGCTAAACTACCGCGCTCTCAAGCTTTCCATCATTGACCTGAATTGAGCTTCGACACGATTCCGCGCGGCCTCTGGATTCGCCTTGCTCATTGGTTCGATGCAGGCCGGGCTTCGCGCGTCTTCACGCTGGCTGACAAACACGCGGGAAAGCCTGCGCAAGGTCCGCGCTTCCCAGGGTGAAAGGTCCACTCCTATCAAGCGAGACCACTCGGCCATTTCTGAGAAGCTGATCGCAGCGGCGCTTTCTCCAGCAGGAGCGGCCGGCCCGATCTCAAGCAGCCAGTCGGTGAGGTAGGGAGCCGGATTGATCGGGAGTTGCGGCTCTCTGCCCTCCGCCTTCATCGCTTCCGCTCGAGTTACCGGCTCTGGTGGTTTCCCAGAGCCGGTGTGCTCCCGTTTCGGGGCGGTGTTCAGCCAGGCGAGCTGACGGACCCAGAGCTCGAGAGCGACTGCGATGCCTTCATAAAATTTTCCCAGCTGCTCGCATCATCCTGCATGTGGTCACGGATGAAGCCGAGCAACGGATCGGAGTAGACGGCACGAACGTTTTCGCGTTCGTCCTGGATCTTGTTGCCCTGCTCGTCCTCGCCGTCGAGGCCATTGAAGCGCTTGGTGATCGCGCAGAGGAACTCGATGGTATCCTCTTCCTTGAAGTCCAGCGCCGCCTCGAACTTGCCGTTCGCTTCGCGCGACCGCTTGACGGCCTTGCGTTGCTTCGTAGCGTTGGCGGCTTGCCAGATCTTGGTGCCGGGGCCGAAAACGGTGGCGGTGATCGGGGCGCCGGTCTCGGGATCGCGAAGCGGAGACCCGTCGGCGTTCTTGACGGGAAGGTCGGAAACGTCCGCAACGCGGAGGCTGGCAGCTTTGAGAGCCATGGGGATTACCTTTCAGGGAGGGGGCCGGTCGGATGCCCTAACAACCGACCGACATGAAAAACCCCGCAGAAGCGGGGTTTAATCTCAGGGGCGTATCGGGTGGATCAGTCTTCCGGCGTGTAGATCACCAGGCCGTCTTCATCTTCGGAGACGATCGAGTATTCGAGGGTGATCTGCCGGGTGGCGATGGTGTTCGCGTCGCCGTAATTGCGCGGGCCGCCCATTACCAGGGCGCGACCGGAGATCACGCCGAGTTTCGGGTGCGAGATGATGGCGGTGTAGAAGTCATCGTCATCGGTCGCGGTGTCGACGAGCGCTTGGCCAGCGTCGTTCGGGTCGATACCGACGGTGATCGTCTGCGTACCGAGCGTGTAGCCGCCCTTGGCCTTGCTGTCGCCGCGACTGGCGATGTTGCGCCAGGTGACGATGTCGAAGGCCTTGGCCGGAATGTCGCCCAGGTCGCTGACCTCGCCGATCTTGGTGGCAGCCGCCAGAAGGGCTTCGACACCGGCCTTGTTGTAGGTCGCCGGGGCGGTTTTGGTGAGGGCCAGAGTCGTCCCGGCCGAAGTGAAGACGGTCATCTAATTTCTCCAGAGGAATGCCCCCTAAGCCGGGGCGGGCTATCGCCGGGGACGGCAATCTCGTGTCAGTCGGCGGGGGCGCTCGACTTGGTTTCGTCGGCCTTGGAGACGGACGGCGCCTTCTTCGCAGCCGGCGAGCGCGTGAACCGGCCGGTGGGCTCGAGATCCTTGAACTGCTGCGCGGGCATCGGCACGGTGTCGCCCTTCTCATAGGTCTTGCCGTTCAAAGTCGTGCGACGGGTGGCGGTGGTATCGATCATCAGCGTGGCTCCGAATATGTGACGATGAAGTCCTGGGTCCCGCACCAGATCGAAGCGGTCTCGATCAGGAAGTCCGGCCCGGCCGGTTCGGTGCGGATGGTGACGTCGCGGATGCCCGGCACCTCGGGATAGAGCCGGTCGGCGGCGGCCTTGCGCACGGCGCGCAGGATCGCCTTCTGCTCGGGGTAGTTGCGCGCCTGGATGGTAGCCTGCACCCGCTCGCGGACGTGCCGCCACTCGCCCGGCGCCGGAATGTTCCGATCCACCTTCGAGACGCTGGCAAGGGACACGGAAGGCAGCTTGCTACCGAAAGGGCGGGCCCCGGCCGCGATGTCATCTTCCGGGACCAGCAGTGCTAGCGGATCATCGACGATCAGCACCGATCGCACCGCGACCACGCCGTCCATCAGGCGGCCTCGTCCATGCCCGCCAGGGCGTTGAAGCCGGTCCTGTTCTCGATGACCGACACAACCTTGGTCCGAAAGGCGGCGATGGCGGCGTCAACCGTCGTATCGAGCGCGACGCGCATGAACGGATGGGCGGCATGGCCGGGATGGTGGATGATGCCGGACACGAAGCGGTCGCCGATCTTCATCGGGCGCAGCGTGACACTGCCGGAGCCTTCCGCAGCCTTGCGAACCGCGACGCGCCCCTGCTTCGCGCCGGTGCGGGCGATGAGGTGTGGCGCGACGCCGTATTCGCCGAAAAAGCCGAGGTAGCCATCGGGCTTGCGCTCATCGACGTAGATTCGGATCGAGAAGGTGCCGTCTTGATTCTTGCGCGACGATCCCTTCGTGATCGCGGCGGCCACCTTGGGCGACCAGCCGCTTGCTCGCAGCCTCGCTTCGGCGAGAGAACGGGGTTTGCCGCTGCCGTGAGACCGGATCGAATAGCCTGCGTGGCGACGCGCTTGCCAACGGCGTTCAGCGCCGCTTCGAGCGCCCGGCCGCCGGAAACGGGTGAGTTCCGGCTCATGCGAAACTGACCTCATTGCCGTCCACGAGGAAGGTCACGGTGATTTCCGTGCGATCCACGTTCTGATCCAACGATGCACGCACCTGCCCGGGCAATCTGTTGCCGTGCTGGTCGCACAGCAAGATGGCTTTGCCGCCGATCGCTCTGCAACCCTCGACGATCCGGACCAGCAGCACTGCCGGCTCTTCCTGCTCGGTCGCCGCTTCGGCATCCGCCTGCATCTCGGCTTCAGTCTTCTTCCGGCCTCGAACCAGCTGCATCGGACCGCCGTCAGCAGGGTGGAACTCGACCATGTGGTATTCGCTGTCGCTCACGGCTCGTGGCCCTCCGTGCTCAGTTCCTCGGCCATCATCTCCCATTCCTTCCGGCGGCCCTTCTCGGCGGGGCCGGAAACGATGCGGAGCTTGCGGCCATCGATGTCGATGCGCATGTCAGCGGTGACGTCGATGCCGTCGAAATAGTCGATGCGGATCCGCGCCGGGCGGCGCTGAATCGTCAGGCTTTCGTCGATGCTCTCGGAGCGCGACGGAAGCACGTCCTGCACCTCCGCCCAAGCGTCCGAGGCCTTGACCCAGTCTTCCTCGACGGTGGTCCCGTAGTTGGGATCCTTCGTGGTCTGGCGAACCTCGAAAATCACGAAGGTGTCGCGCTTGCCGCCGGACATGGTCAGGCGAAGACCTGAAAGGGTGAGAGCAGTTTTTCGACTGTGGCCGACATCGGGATCTTCGTCGCGCCGGTACCGGTCCCTACGGTCACCGTCTCGCGGTTCGCGTACATGTCGCCGACCATCAGCAGGATGGCAGCGCGGATTGGCGACGGCAGCGCGGCGTAGCCAGCGCGGTACTGGATCCGAACCGCCTCGGGATGAGAAAGGACAGACGGCCAGCGCTTGCCGAAGGCGGAGCCCAGGAGCCAACCGCGCAGCTCGTACTCGGTGGGAAGCAACGCCACCTCATCGCCGGTACCCGAGAGGTACTTCACGCTGATGATCTCCGTCACCGGACCGTACGGCAACCGCATGCAATCGCGGAAAACGTCGGCGTAGGCCACCAGGACCTGATCGCCGAGCGCCCGGCCAAGCCAGCCGTCCGGACCGTCGATATGGCCGGTGGCCGCTGCGACATATGCCTCGATCAAGGCGTCCTCGACGCTATGCCGCACGCGCAGGTGCGCCTTCGCTTCAGCAAGGGTTACCACCGGCTCTGGCGGCGTAGCGACGACGACGCGCATCAGTCTGGTATCTCCACGACACCGGCCTGCTGGCAGACGTCGGGCGCCACCACGGCCATATTGATTACAGGGTGCGAAGAACCCATGATCCCGAGGCGGAGCGCTCCGCCGGCCTGCAAGGCAGCGAGGTCCTCGGCGGTCGGGCGCCAAAGCGAATACATGAAGTTGAGTCCGCTCTGCTCATCGACGGCGTCTAGCACCGGGAGGACGCCGCAGGCGCCGTCGAGATGCTGATCCCAGTCCTTGGGCGCGCCGAGCGGACGCGCGCCGTCGAAGTTGCAGATGCGCATCAGGCGGACTTGTTTGCAGGCTTGGGAGCGGCCTTGTTGGCCGGGGTCGCGGCTTGCTTTTCGCCTTCTTCGCTGGTGAACGCCGGGGCGAAGCCCTTCTTCACTTCATCGGCCGTGGCCTCGCGTACGAGCTTGGCCTTCACCAGGTCGTCGAAGCGCTTGGTGGCGACATCCTTCAGGATCATACCTTCGGTAACGGTGCCGTTATCGCCGTGATGATCCACGAGCACGAATGCATTCTTCATCATCGTCTCCTGTGGTGCTGTGGAGGGTGCGGGGCGCGGCGAGCGCAGCGCCCCGCGGAATTCGCCGCAATTGCTGCGGCGACCGATTATCCGTTGGTCGGCGGCGCCAGCGTGCCGCGGACGAGGGCCTGTGCGCGGCGGATCACCAGCGCCAGGCGCTTCTCGGCGCGGACCGTCAGCATGTTGCGGATGAAGTTGTCGCGGTCCTGGTCGGAGATCCGGACTTCCGTGTCCATGCGATCGAAGATCTGGGCGGCAAGCTTGAAGTTGCCGGTCAGGAAGTTGCCCGCGCCGATGCGCTTCGTCGACACAACCGGGCGGCCCCAGAGCACCGGACCTGCGATGCCCTGCGGATTGGCGAACAGATAGCTGCCGTTCGCGTCCTTGGTCAGCTCGATACCGGCCCAGGCGGTGGGGTGCAGCACCTGAGCATCAGGGGCGTAATCGGCCAGCTCGACCTGCAGAATGGCGAGGCGGAGCTGATCGATGATCGTCGGGTTGGTGACGTCGATACCGGCGGGCTGGGCATACGGCGTTGCGCGGGTGTAGAGACCCGACAGATGCTGGCCGGTGCCATCGCCGAGGAGCAGCTCGGCGTCTTCCTTGTCGTCGAGACCGTAGCGAAGTTCACCGTCGATCAGGCTTTCCAGCTGCGGAATGTCGTCCATCGCCTGACGGGAAACCGGGGTCCAGTGCGCGATGGTACGCACCGGGGCGTTGTCGACCTCCCAGGTGTAGTCCGATTCAGGCTTGAGATCGCCTTCCGCCACGCCAGCCGCGTTGTTCTCGCGGGTTGCCTGGTAGGCATACTCGATCGAGTTGCCATCGGTGCGGCCCGGGGTGAGCAGGTCGCGGACCCGCAGACCCATGCGGGGCATGGTCACGATTTCCGACTGACGATCGGGCACGATGAGGGCGCCTGCCGATCCGTTGGCGCTGGTAACAGCCTTGACCGAGAAGCCGATGGTGCCCTTGCAGCCCGCCTCGATGTAGCTTTTCACGTCGGCGTGATTGGCCACCTCGTGTCCGAGGCTCTTGAGGATCGGGCTTTCCTCGCCGCCACCACGGCGGCCCTGTGCCAGCTTCTGCGAAAGCTCGGTGATTTCGCCGCGCAGGCCAGTCAGCTCGGAAAGGGCCTTGTCCGCCTTTTCCTTGGCTTCCTCGTTGATCTTGTCGCCAGCAGCGCTCTTGGACCGGAATTCCTTGGCGAACTCCTTCACCTCGCCGAGCGTCTCGCCCAGCTTCTGCTCGAGGTCCTTCAGCGAATTCTCATCGTTGGCGCCGCCTTCGTCCTTCTTCTGCCCGAATTCGCGGACAAGCGGGGTCGCTGCCACGGCGAGCGCCGCGGCCGAAGTCATCTTGTTCATGTGGGTAACCTTGTTAGGCGGACTTCAGGGAGAAGCCGGCCAGGGTGTCCGAGAGAGCCTTGAGGCTCGGGTTGCTCGTCGGGTCACGCTCGGACTCCCTCCGGCGCAGTTCATTCAGGCCGTTGCCGACGAGGGCAGCGGCCCGGGTCTTCGAGAAGCCTGCCTCCCGCAGGAACTTCTCAAATTCTCGGTCGGTGGGCAGCTCGCCATGAGCGAGCTTGAACTTGACGGCCTCGACCCGCGATTCATCGTTGGCCGGGAAGGTCACCAAGCTGATCTCCACGAGATCCAGCTTCGTCAGGGTACGGATGCCCGTCTTTTCGTCGTAAGTGCTTTCGCGCACCCAGTAGCCGATCGACAGGCCGGTGACGGTGCGTGCCTTCATGTGCGCGTAGGCGCGCTTCTCCATCTCGCCCGCATCGAGCAGGATCTGCCCGTCGCCGAACAGGCCGTGATCGTCTTCCTTCAGGTTGCTCCACGCGCCGATAGGCTCGCTGGCGCGATGCTGCCAGAGCACAGGAACCGGGCGGCCCTTTGCCTGGATCTCGGCCAGACTATCGACAAAGGCGCCCTTGGCGACGACTTCCTGATAGCTATCGACGACGCCGAAGACCGAGCCGTAACCGTTGAACTTGCCATCCTCGGTGACAGCCTTCACCTCGAAGTCGAAGTCGCGAACCTTGAGGGCGCCGCTGTGTTTGCGGCCAAACCGGGAAATCAGAACCATTTCAGTTCACCTTCGAAAGGTGGTTGATGATGGCGGTCCGCCTTTCGAGCTCGGCCGCATCGGGGTTGCCGCTGGGCAACGAGATACCCAGCCAGCTGACGAGTGCTTCCCTTGCCTTGGTGTCGGCGCTGGCGGCGACCGCGCCCAACTGATCTAGGGGCACAAGGTTGGACTGCACGGTCAGGAAGTCGTCCCCCGGCATAGCAGGGAGATTTTCGCGGGCTCGCATCTCGCCGCGGGTCATCACGCCGTTTTGCCCGAAGGCGGAATAGAGGGCCGCTCGGGCCGCGCTGTCCGCCGCCATGAGCGCCTCACGGTTGATCTCCGGGTAGACCTTCTTGCGCTCAGCCGGGGACAGCAGCTGCTTCTTCACCGCCTGCTGGATGTTTGTCAGAAGCGGGTTGAGCAGCAGGGTCTGCCAGCCGAGCAGGAGCTGCTCGATCCCGCTTCCCCACATCGTTTGCCCCTTGGCGGCATGACCAATGAGCATGGGCAGCATGCCGAACCAGCGGCAGATCTCCTCGACGTCCCAAGCGCGGGATTCCAGGAGCTGGACTTCCGCTGGGTTCATCTTGAGCGGCGAGAACTTGAAGTCCTTCTCCAGCGGCACGATCCGGCCGCGCATGGCGTCGCCCACGAAGCTGTCGAAGATGGCGAGCAGATCTGCGCGCTGATCGGGCTTCAAGTTGGTGGAGCCAGTCTCCATGAACCCGGCCGCCTGGAGGCCGCTCCGGAACGTGTCCGAGGCGGTCTTGTTCGCCGCCATCGCGCCACCGAGAGTACGGCGGCCGAACTCGATTGCCGAGAGCCCGACGTCGCCGCCGAGCGTGAGGCCGCGCAGGTGGAAGACCTTGTCGGCCGGAAGCTCCTCGGTCTTGCCGCGATCGGCGAAGAGGTAGACCCGTTCGTTATTTCGGTTCCGCGTCACCTGCATGAGGTGCGGGGCCAGCGGGGTCAGCGCAGTCACGCGGTCCCCAAGGGTTTCCTTTTCCGCGTAGGCATTACCCCAGAGATCCATCGCAGCGACCTGGCCCGCCCAGAACTCCGCGGCGGTTTGATCCCGGTTTGGATCCTCGTGGACCAAGTCATAAAGCCAGTGGTCGCTGCGGGAGACCCGCCCGCCATCGGCCGACTTCTCGAAAACGCCCATGCCCATCGAGCCGACCACATCCGACTTCAGTCGGACACACGCCCAAGCTGCCGGAAGGCCGAGAGTGGTCTTCTGGTTGACCGTCTGGCCCGCGCTGTCGATCGCGGCGGTGGCGGCGAGCTTCCGGCGCGTCGGCTCTTCTTCCGGTGCGCCGCTGAGTTTGCCGCTCTCGCCCGATCCGAACCAGCGAAGCGTCGAGCCGACCCATGTTCCCAGGCCCATCAGGCTACTGCTTTCATCTGGGAGATGAAGTCGTCGATCGACCCATCCTCATCACTCGGCGTCACCATAGGTTCGACGGCGTTTATCATGGCATCCACTCCGTCGATCTTGTTCGGGCTGTTGGCCGCTTCCTTCTTGGGAAGGATGGAGCCGTTCACGCCGCGGGTGACGACGGCATTACCGATCATCCACGTCATCACTGGATTGCCGTCGTGCGCGAGCTGGCTAGAGCCTGCCTTTACGCGCGCCTCGACCTCCTTGGCCGGGTCGGTGTAGTTGTTGGCGTTCTTCGAAAGCTGGACGGCGAAGGGATCGTCGCCGTCGCCGAAGTCCTCGTTGAGGCGGGACGCCATGGCGAGACCGCTGTTCCACTGGTCGAACGTGATCCGGCGGATCGCCAGCCGATCTTCCAATTCTCGGATCTTAGCTTCGATGGCGCGGTGATCGATGAAGTTGCCGGCAGTGGCGATCAGGTGCCCTGAGCCGACCCATTCCTTGTAGAGGTCGGTAATCTGCTTGAGCGCGTTATCCTGGCTCTCCAGCCGGGCCTCGGGGCAGAAGAACCACGATTTCACGAGCAGGCGGCCATCTTCGGTCTTCGCCGCCAGCACCAGGGCCGAAAGGTCATCGACGTTGGAAAGGTCACCACCGAGGTAGCAGTCCAGCCCAATGAAGTCGTCGATGGTCAGGCCGTCATCGGCACACGCGATCCACTGCGAGACGTTGAGCCAGGCCGAGGCCGCGCCGAGCCACTGATTCAGGTTCTTGGTGCGGAAGTTGCCTTCGGCGGAAGGGCTGGCCTTCGCCTCGATGGCACGCTTCCGGATCTCCTTCAGCAGCGACGGCGCCGCGGCTGCAAGCGGGTTTGCCTTGACCCAGGTGCGCTCGTCGTAAGGGTCGTCCCCTTCCTTGCGCTCCGGCGTGAAATCCTTCGGTCCGTCCAGGGTGTAGATGATGACGAACATGTGCTCGGCGATGATCGACCGCTCCAGCACCTTGGTCCCGAATGTCCGCTGCTCATAGCAGATGCCGAGCGTATTGAACCCGGCCGTCGTGATGATCCATAGCAGGGGCTGCAATCTGGCACCGAAGGCGGAAACCATAACGTCGTACAGACCGCGATCGGAGTGGGCATGCAGCTCGTCGAGCGTGACAACGTGCGGGTTGTGGCCGTCCTGCGATTTCGACTTGCTGTGAATCGCCTGCATGTACCCGCCGTTGTCGGCGCAGGTGATGGACTTGGCCCAAGGGATCAGGCCGAAGGCTTCCTGAAGCGCCGGGGTCTTCTCGACCATCCGCTTCGCCGGGTGGAAGACCTTCTTGGCCTGGTCGAACGTCGTCGCTGCCGTCAGAATCTGCGGGCCGGGCTCGTCCTCGCAAGCGAGGCAGTAGAGCGAGACCACCGCCGTCAGCGTGGACTTTGCGTTCTTGCGGGCCAGCTCCTCATAGACGACGGTAAACCGCCGCAGCCCGGTTTCCCTGTCTCGCCACCCGAACACGACGACGAGAATGAATATCTGGAACGGCTCCAGGTCGATCAGGCCGCAGCGCTTGTCGTGCTCGCCTGCCAGCACCTTGGCGCGCGCGCATTTGCACCAGTTGCCTTCGACGTGCGGCAGCTTCTCGGCGAAGTCGCAGACGTCGTTGCCGTGCCACGGGTCGAAGTAGTACCCGAAATCCTTCTTCTTCGAGCGCTTCAGGTCATCCAGATGGCGCTGCGCGGCCAGCCGGACCCACTTGCAGTGCGCGGTCTGTTTCTTGTCCGCCGCCGCGCGCTTCGCATAGTCGAGCGCAATGGCCGCGTAGTCACGAGCGTGACCGGTGTCCGTTGCGCTTGAACGGGTTGCCCGGCTTCGTGACATCCGCCGCACCTCCGCCACCGCCCACGCGGCTCTTCGGCCCCGCGATGCGGAGCAGTTCTTCATGCTGGCGCAGCACCGTGAGGTACGCGGCTGGGGGCGGGTCGCCGCCGGCGTTGAACGCCTGGCGCACAAGCGCTTCGAGCGAGCAGTACCGAGCGAGCAGGGCGCTATCGATCTCGGTCACGCCAGCCGACATCACGCGGCCAAGCACCTCCATCCAGACATCCTGCGCCGCGGCGGTCATGTAGTCCGGCATCAGCGGCGGATCGCCGGGCGCCAGCAGTTCGGTCTTCCCACCATCGCGGGAGGGTTGGAATGTGCCGCGAGCCAGTTTGGCGGACGGCGTTTCAGCCTTCGGCCCTCGCTTCACGGGCACCTCCGAAATTTAATGTGCAGCGAAAATTTAATTCACACCCAGAAGTTTAATCCGCACGCGCAAAAAAAGTGGTCGGGTGTCGGTCCTGTGCCGGTCAGCCCCGAAGTTTCGACCCACCCCCGGGTGTCCCGACTGATTGATGATGCGGCCAAGGAGGGACGTGGCTATCCTTCTGATACCTTTTCATCGAATCGGGGGCGGCATGGTTGGGATCACTGAAATTTCGGCGGGATTGAATAGCCTGAAGGCCGCGAAGGACATCGTGAAGGCCTTGCACGCTATTCAAGCTGGCGCGGACCTCAATGAGATCAAGATCAGCCTCCAGGGCCACATTCTGGAAGCGCAAGAAGGGCTCTTTGCTGCTCAAGAGGCGCAATCGGCGTCGGCCCGACGCATAGCAGATCTTGAACAAGAGATTGTGCGCCTGAAAGACTGGTCGGCAGAGCGCGAACGCTATCATCTTGTAAACGTCTGCCGTGGCTCCTTCGCCTACATGCCGAAGCCAGGTATGGAGAAGGGCCAACCCGCACATTGGCTTTGCACAAACTGCTTCGATCACGGCAAGAAGTCCTATCTTTCTTTCAAAGGGCAGGACAAGTCGCGGTCTGGCGGAAATGGCGACGAGAGCACGTACGGTTGCGATACCTGCAAAGGCAGCATCAAAGTGAATTGGCGCCGTAAGCCCGTATACCCTAGCGACCCTAACGACGACTAAGTCGTCTACCCTTGGCCCGTTTTGCCTCGGCCGCTGTCTTGATGTGGTGGCACGGCTGGCAGATGCCCTGATAGTTCGACCGGTCGCCAGTCCCGCCTTCCGCCAGCGGCTGGATGTGGTCGGCGATGGTGGAGGCGGAGACGCGTCCCTCGTCTTGGCAAGGGCGGCAGAGAGGCTCTTCGCGCAAGACGATCTCACGCATGACCTCATGCTGCCTGCCGTAGCCGCGCGCTTGCCTGCTCTTTCGTGTGGTGCGCCATGCCTTGGCACGAGGGCGCTTGTTGATCCGGGGAGGGCGGCTGGGCATAGAACCTCCCAAGCGCAAGACCATGAATCAAAACGCCCGCTCACCTTGAGGCTGCGGGCGCACGTATTCTGTACCGTATCTATTTGCCTCGTTTCCGTGCCCAGTGCAAGAGGCATATTTCATGTAACTATCCGTAACATTCTCGTTGACATCAATGTTACCTAGAGTTACATCCGTTGTCATGAAGCCGATCCGTTACGCCCGCTCAGCCCTCAAGACGCTCCGCTCGATGCCCGCCAATATGTCGGCCCGCATCGTCTCGAAGGTCGAGGCATACGCTGCAGATCCGGCTTCGCAGGCGAACAACGTCAAGGCCCTCAAGGGCAGCGACGACATCCGCCTTCGGGTCGGCGACTGGCGGGTCATCATGAACGATGGCGTCGTGCTGACCGTGACGAAGATTGGCCCTCGCGGCAGCATCTACGAATGATGGAGGCTCACATGGGTGAGATGGTTACGATACCGATCGAAGAGTACCAGGCGCTCCAGGAGGCAGCGGAAGACCTCGCGGACATTCGTGCTTCCGAGCGCGTGAAGGCTGCCGTGGAGCGAGGCGATGACGAATACGTTCCGGCCGAGCTGGTCAACCGCATCCTCGCCGGCGACACCCCGCTACGGGTCTGGCGTGAGTATCGCGGGCTAACCCAGCTTGCGCTATCGGAAGCAGCTGGCGTGAGCCGCGCTCAGATCGCGCAGATCGAAGGCGGCAAACGCGGCGGGTCGGTCCAGACCCTCAAGAGCCTGGCCGACCAACTGGGCATTACGGTTGACGATCTGATCTGATCCCCGCACGGGATAGGTAGGGGCCGACAGCCTCGGCAAGCAGCAGAAGGCCGGTAAAGAACTCGTCTCTGATGATCTGCCGGTGAGCGCCAGACTTCGGGACCAGTTTGACGATCGAGCGCGGCCTACGCTTGCCCTTGCCGATGTCGATCCAGTCGACTTCGCGGCTACCGAACCGCTTCATCGCGGCCTCGGAGAATGTCAGATCCATCAGCGCCACGTCGCGCAGCGTGTGTACCAGGGCGCCCAGCTGACATTCGATCCCGCGCAAAGTGCTCGCGCCGAATGCGCGTGCCTCGATGGCAGAGATCGCGCCATGTGAGCCAGCCGCACCGCGCGGCCGCACGTCTAGGGCGCACTTGGTCTCAGACATCTCGCTGGCGTCGAACGCCGCGCGGTAGCAGCGCAGCGCCTTCATCTGCTCAGTGCCGATGCCTTCCATCGTCTCGAAGCGCGGCTGCTTGCGAAATGCTTTGCCAATGGTCACGCGGCCTTTCGTCTTCACGTCCACGATGTCCTGTTCGACATAGACGGCGTGTTCACGTTGCTCGGGGGTAGGCGCAAAGGGATCTGCCTTCACGGGTTTGGGAGATGTGGCGCGGCTGGCGCGGCGCGTCGCCTGCGCCGCCATTGCGGCGAGGGTATCGGACTTCGGCATTAGGAGCGGTATCCAGTTCGGGGAGCGCAGGCCTGCAACTGCCGTTGCAGGTCGGCGACGGGGACCATGTGATATCTCTGGGCGTTCGAGTGGCGCATGACGCCCCGGAGGGCCTCCGCGAGCGCGGCCGCTTCGTCGGCGCGAATGAAGAAGCCGTCCTGATCCGGCCCTATCTGGACAGGGCCGGTCTCGATCCTGCTGCCAAGCTGGCACGGGATGATTCTCTTCATGCTGCCAATCCTCCCTGAACTCTGGCGCTGTAGGTGCCGTTGGCGTGCCGCCTCAGGTAGCCGCGCGTCTCCCCGACCTGCTTCCAGTAATCGGGAAGGGCATCGATCTCCGCCTGGTCGCTTTCGCCGCGGGACAGCTTGCCCATGGCGTCGTCGAACTTGGCCTGGCGCTCGCGCTGTGCCGCCGCGTCCGCCCGTCGCTGTTCCCGTGCGGCTGGGGTCAGGGTGGGTATTTCGGCTGGGGCAGGGCGAGCAGCGCGCTTCCGGCTGCGACCAGCGCTCATCCGATGGCCGTTCAGCACCCAAGCCGTCCACGTCTCCTGCCAGTCGGCGCTCTGGGTAGCCTTGGACCGGTGATGGGCACGGAAGTGCTGGACCGTGGCAGCGAGCTCACCAGCCGAGAAGGCGTCGACCACCTCGCGGCCCTTTGAGCCGACCGGCAGTTCGGCAGGCATCCAATCATCCGAAATCAAGCCAGCGCACGCGCCTTGTGTTTGTTTTAAAGGTTCAAGGGGGGTTTGTGTAAAGCTGCTTGACGGGTGGGGTAAAGGAGCTTGACGGGCGGCGTAAAGCTGCTTGACGGGTAAAGCTGCTTTACGGGTCGATGCTTCCAGATGGTCCTTCTCGTGGCACGGAACCAGAGGAAGCGACCGAAGTGCCTGGACGTTGATCAGGTACTCGACCGTATACCCATTCTCGCACGCACGTTGCCCGCACTCGCCGATGAGGCCGTCTTCAATCAGGCTTTTGATGGTCGTAATGATCGTCTGGCGCGTAGTTCCGATTTCCTCCGCCATGCGCTGCTTCGACGCCCAGATCCCCGATCCGTCGTCGCTGGCCTTGTCGGCCATGAGGCGCATCACGGCAGTGCGGGCCATGCTGCCCACCTGCCGCTTGTCGACCTCGGATGTCAGGTGGTTGCTCAAACGACCCTCCACTCGATGTCGGGCCACATGGTGCGCGCCAGCGCCCAGCGGAGGGGGAAGTCACGGACGATGACGCCCTTGCGATCCTCGACCACCTTCCGGCCGTTCTCGATGTAGGAGAAGTCCGCCTTGAGCCGGGCCTGTTGACCATTGTCGAGCATCACGGGACGCCCATCGACCTCGAACCGGAAGACGGGCTGCTGCTCCAGGCCGATGATCGCACCTGCGCGCTCCATGAGCTGGAGCTCGTTGCAGCGCCTTGCCTCGGCCTTGCTGTCGTGAACGTGGCCGGCTCGGCACTCGCACTTCTTCGCGCCGTACTTGTTTCCGGCCTTGCCGAACGGACCAGCCGCCGGGCCCAAGCGCTTCTTGGTGGTCCATCCCTTCATCGGCTGGCTCCCAGCAGCATATCCAGCTCGGCCGGGGAGCGCGCGAACTTCGTCGCGCACGGCGCCGCTGCCATCCAGGCGTTCACGTAGAGCGGGTCTTTCATGCCGACGGCGAAGAACGCTTTTACGGAATGGACCATGGTGGCGTGGTCGCGCCCCCCGAGGAAGCGCCCCGTGGCCGGATAGCTATTCCCCCTGGCGCGCAGCACCGCCACGACGAACTGTCGCGCCCGAACGGACACGGCCTTGCGGCTGGTGCCGAGGATCTCGGCAGGCGATGAGCCGACACGCTCGGCGCAGTCGCGAATCACTTCGTCCGTGGTCAGCGGGCGCTGACGGGTAGGCTTCTCGCCCGGCTCCAGCGCTTCGACGACTTCCATCACAGGATCGGGATCGATCTCCAGATCCGCCGCGTCGCTCCCGTTTAGGTGGCCGCCGTGGACCAGCCGCGCCGCGATCGTTGCGCACAGGTCATCGACCTCGCTCCCCGGGGTAATCTCGACAACCGGCGCGCGGCTGGTGCGAGCCGCTTCGGTTTCGGCGACGTGCAGGGCCCGCCAGTTGCGGATCTGTTCCTTGGTCGGCGACCTGCCAAACCGGTTCATTGTATGAGCGCGCACCGTGGAGGCGTCCGCTATGTAGGTGACGAGGCGCTTTGCGTAGGCGCGCGCATCGCTGGGCTCTCGGTCAGGAAAGCCCGATGTGCCGAACCACTCGATTCGTGGTCCATAGGTTGCTCGGTAAGCTGTTGCCATGTCGGGTACTCAAAGGAGCATCATCTGCGGATCGGGATTGCTCCTGATCCAGTCGGCGCGGGCATTGCGGGCCCGTTTCAGGGCTTCGGTCGCTGCGGTCTTCTCAGTCTGAGCAATCGTCAGCTTGGTATCGGCGCGGCGGTCGCGCTCTTCAGCGAGGGACACGAGCGTCTCCAGACGCGCGAGGTCCGGCGGCGCCGGGGTGATCCCGGCGATGATCGCTTCGTGATCAAGCGGCATCGGAAATGCCGCGCAGCGTGGCGACGTGCCGATCCAGCCTTTCGTCTTCGCAACCGGAGAGATCGCGGCCAGCCGGACTGTTCGGCCGGTGAGCCTCGCCCTTGATGCGAAGGAACTCGATGCACCATGCCTCCAGGGCGTCGTGATCGACGCCCTCCGGCACCGACACGATCATGTTTCCGTCCGGCAGGAGCAGAGACAGGAGATCGTTCGGCACGTGCCCACAGAGCATGTAGACCGCCGAGACGGGCATCTGCGCCGGTTCGGCAGCGCCGTCTGGGTTCGGGAAGTAGGAGAGCAGGGTGGAATACCCGATACCGCTGTCCATGCTGAGCGCTTTGAGCGAGATACTCCGCTGGTCGAGCTGACGGCGGATGGTCTGCTGGCGCTCGCGCATGGCGCGGACGATGTTGGAATTGTCAGCCATGATCCTGCTGCACCTGCGGAATAGGATTGCCCCCATGAGGAACACGGAGATTGAAAGGCGGGGTGACGGTCCAGCCGCGCTGGGTCAGCTCGGCGACCAGGTCACGATCGCTCGCGCGGGCGACTGGGTCATTCGGATCGACGATTTGGATGGCGCGAGCGTGGAACTTGAGACGGCGGATCACGCCGCGCTGCTCCAGCCGGTTGAGCATGGAGTGAACATTGCTGGTGCTGCTCAGGTCGAGGCCGCGGGTCATCTCCATGACGGACGGGGCAAGTCCGTCATTCTCCGCCATGAACTTTTGGATGAAGTCGAGCAGGGCGCGCTGACGCTTCGTAATCGCGATCATGGGCGGGCATCCCAGATGAAGCCTTGGCGCGTGGCGCGCACGGGGGTTCGGTCACCGAATAGGCGGCGGAGGGTGGTGACGTGATTGGCGAGGGTCTGCTGCGTGATGCCCGGCAGGGCGCGATGGGTGACCGGCTCGCCGTTGGCGAAGGCGATTGCGTAGAGGGCCCGCGCCAGGTGCCGGGGGAGGGCGAGCTGCTCACCGTCGCGATAGACGACGGCCGGGCTAACCCGCCAGTTGCCGCGCGTGACGGGGGCGCCTTCCTCGATGTTACCGGCGCAATGTGGGCAGCGGGCGCTCATGCGGCGTCACGCTGCACGAGCTGGTCCAGATTGTCGGGGAGCGGCTTGCCAATCGTCTTACCGATCAGGCGCAAATGCGCCATCCGCGACTTGGGAATCCCGATTGAGCGCCAGCTATGGACGGTCGAGACGGGGGCTTCGATCAATTTCGCGACGGCAGAGGTGCCCCCGAGATGATCCAACACGGCGTTCGCTACGATGCTCATGCGCCTATTCTGCGATATTCGCAGACGGAGTTCAAGCGCAAAGTATGCGACATTAGCAGTTGCGATAGTCGCAGACAGCGGCAGACAGGTCTTATGACCCCAATTCAGATTCGTGCGGAACTCGATGCTAGGAACATGTCCATTCGCGACCTCGCGGAAGCGACGGGCATCAACGAGAACCATCTTTCGAAATCGCTAGGGAAGCAGGCGCGGCGCATAACTGCAGATGAGATGCGCGCCATCGAAAAGATCTTCGAGCCGGAAGACCTGGCTGGCCGAATTCGCACCATCCCGCTCCTAGGCACGGTGCCCGCAGGGAAGTTTACCGCGGCGGAGCAGGTGGGTGGTCGCCGCATTCCAGTGTCCGATCCGGAGACGCCAAAGAACGCCTACGCTCTCACTGTGCGGGGTAACTCCATGGATCTCATCGTGCCTGACGGAACGACGCTCACGATTGATCCCGACGACAAGTCGCTATGGCCGGGCCGCCGCTATGTCGTTCAAACTGAAGGCGGAGAGACCACGTTTAAGGAGTTCCAGGCCGACCCAGCGCGATTGGTGCCTTGTTCGACCGATGACATCCACCAGGAGATCATGTTGGGCAGTGAGCCCATCTTGGTGCTGGGTCGGGTCTGGTCCTACACGATGCGCGACAACGACCTGCCTAGGCGGTCTGCTCAATAAATCGCTCGTGCAGCTCTTCGATCTCTCCAGGAACTGAGACGAAGAATTTGCCCCATTCGTCGAACTGGCCGATTCCCAGCTGGATCGCGTCTTGCTGCGCCTGTTGCCGCACTCGGCGCCAGGGGCCCTTAGGGCGGCCAAACACGCGAACTCGGAAGCACAACGACATATGGGGTCCTTTCCAGAATCAATTGTTCCCTATCTGTTCTCCCTATGTCATTCTCCGGCCGGCATGTGAAGTCCGCAGACTTTTGGACCCAGCCAATGCTGTCTGCGAATGTCGCAGAAAAAGTTCTTGACGGCTAGTCTGCGACTATCGCATACAAGTCTTCGACAGGCACACCGCCTGGTTGGAGACCCGCGATGGCCGCGCCCACCTTCTACCACTTCACGACTACCGGCTGGCGCGGCGTAGGCCTGACCGCCAGTGCGGTCGCGTCCGTGTTCCCGCACCTCGCTCTGTTGGGGCAGGTTCTGTGAAGGCCGCCCTAACCTACTCTGCGGTCGTCGCCGGCGGCCTTGCAGCCCTGTTGGGGATGGACGCCTGGTGCTCCCACCTCACGGAAACCAACGGAGCGGTCCGTGACTTCGCCCTGACCCCCGCCTTCGGCGTTTTCGCCATCCTCGGCGGCACGGTGGTCTCTCTCGCGGCGTTCTTCGCGCTGGCCCAAATGCTGCTTCCCCGCCCGTCGGGTCGCATGGCGAGCGGGGAGGGCGAATAATGCCCGCCCGCTCGCCCCTTCGGGAAGCCCTCATCATTCTTGCCATGGTCTGCGCCCTATGCGGCGCGGCTGGCGCCGGCGCGCTCTGGGCAATGCTCACGACCTGGCGCCCTCTTTCCGCAGCACCGACCGGACAAATGCCCCCCGCCCGGTTTGCACAACCTGCCCACGGTGACGGTGCCGCCGTGGGCCACCCCTCCCAGCCGGAGACGATCGATGACTGACACGAGGAAAGGCGGCTGGTGGGCCAGCCGCAACGGTGAGTTCTATAACGTGGGACCACTGGAGACCCGCGAGCAGGCCCTCAAGGAGGCAGCTTCTGAATTCGAGGGCGATGCCTTCTACATCGTCGAGGCTGGCCTCCACGAGATTAAGCTCAGCGCTACTGCCGTCATCGAGCGTCAGTATTTCGAGGACGAAGACCTCTGGTACGACGGCGATGGGGCTGACCGGTGCGCCGGCAGCGAGGCGGCCGACGCCGAGTTGCAGCAGCTCCTCGACGGATGGCTCTCAAAGCACATCAGCACGTTTCGCAGCCCCACCGCCTTCGCTTGGTCGCGCAACGAGGAAATGATCCCCGCCGGTGCGGTCAGCGGGGAGATATCGGCATGATCGTCAACTCCACCCGTTCGATTGCTCTCTCAGCCTACTGCCCGCAGGGGCGGCAGCGCCTTACTTCCGTCGATCGTCGAAGCTGCCTTGATCGCGTCCAACTCATCCAGGTATCCGGTCAATCTACTTTCACCCAGCTCCAAACCATGCTTCCGGCCCGTGCTTTGCATTTCGCGAAGGCACTCTTCAGCCTCGTCGCGGTCGAGCCGCGAGAGCAGATGTGCAAGAAGATGCCGAACTGCGAACCCCGCGCCTTCGAATTCGAGGGCGGCGCGCTCCAGGTTCTCTACCCGTCCTTTAATTTCGATATCCATGGTGCCGGCCTCTCCGTGTGTCTGAACAATAGTGTGCATTTGCGACCACGTTTATTTTCGATGAGGCTAAGCCCGCAGAAGTTAAGCAGTAATTATAGTAGATCAACAGCAGCACAATCTTACAAAGTTGTCATTGACTCCTGTGCTCGCACCAAGGTCATCGCCACCGGTACTGCGGGTGGGGAGGCCGTGGCATGAAGCTCGATTACGCTTCACTCCCAGACATGCAGGCCTGGGCGCAAACCATCATGGCGCGGCAGCAGGACGTCACCATCGGCGAGGACTACATGCGCCGCTGGTGGGTCGTCCCGCGCAACGAGAACGCGAACGTCTACCTGCACCGCATCCTCAAGAGCGACGACGATCGCGCGATGCACGATCATCCCTGGTCGAACATGAGCTATCTCCTGTTCGGCAGCTATTGGGAGCATACCCCCGAGGGCAAGTTCCTCCGCAAGGCTGGGGACGTCGTCTCACGCCCGGCTGACGCGCTGCACCGACTGGAGGTGATCCCCGGCGAGGAGGCGATCTCCCTCTTCATAACTGGGCTGAAGGTCCGCGAGTGGGGATTCGCCTGTGAGCACGGCTGGGTCCACTGGCAGGACTTCACCAGCGCGGACGGCACGCGCACCGGCGCCGGGTGCGGCGAGCACGGCGCCCTGTCACCCGTCACGGCCACGGGCCAGCCGCGCCAGGTGCTGGCATGAGCGCGCATCGCACCCCGCGCTGGACGGCGTCGGAGCTGGCGATCCTGCGCGGGCAGTACCCGGAACGCGGGATCGAGGTCGCTGACGCCCTGCCGGGCCGGTCCTGGCATTCGATTTACGTCAAGGCGAGCAAGCTGGGTCTCCGGTCCGGCAATGCCGCCGATGCACCCAAGCCCCGCCTTTCAGGCGCCGCTCTGGAAGAAGCGATTCGGCTCCGCGAGGTCGAGGGCTGGTCATTCGCTCGTATCGGTGCGCAGTTCGGCGTGGCCGAGGCCAGCGCATGCAATGCGGTGCTCATCGCTCTTTGCACCCGGCGCGGCTACACCCCAGCCGAGCGGGACGCGCATGGTCGCCTCACCGATCAGGGCAAGGAGCGGGTGCGCTATGCCCTGAAGAAGGGCCTCAAGGGCGTCGATATCCAGCTGCGCCTCGGCGTGTCTGCGGCATGCGTCGCGGAACAGCGCCGCCGGTACAACGCGGATCTGCTGGCGCGCGGCAAGGCAATGCTCCCGCCGCCGGGAGGCGGCGAGGCCTATCCCGGTGCGAAGCTGGGCAAGGCCAAGCGCGCCGAGGTCGAGGCTCTGTTCTTAAAGGGGCTGGGGACGCTCAAGGTCTCAGAGCGCAGCGGGGTCTCGAAGACGAGCTGCACCCGCATCCGCAATCGTCTCATCAAGCGACTGAAGCGCAAGTGCGAGGTCTTGCCCGGCTGCGACGCCTCGGGCGCCCGGCGCACCCAGGCCGAGAGCAGCCGTTTCATCACCCCGGAGCAGCGGGAGGCCTTCCGGCATCTCGTGCTGGACCGCGTCCCGGTGGCGCGAGCGGCTGGCATGGTCGCGATCGGAACATGCAGCGCCTACAAGCTGCGCGACGCGATAGCGGCTGAGCTGCGAGATCAGGGCGAGACCCTCCCTCCGCCAGAACGGCCTGGTCGTGTCCGCGCCGGTCGCTTCGTCCAGCCGCACTGGCCGCCGCAGGGCAAGGCCGCGATGTTCGAGTTCCGCGAGCTGCTGCGCGAGCACGGCTTCGACGATGCAAAGGCCATCTGGCGCAAGCGCATCGGCGATGCGGAGAAGGCCGAGGCCCGGCGCCCGAAGTCCTTCGAGGAGCAGCTCGCTCTCGTCGAGGCGGGCAAGCTCAACATCACCGCCGCGCTCGGTCGGGGGCACCTTGAGCCGACGTTCCAAGAATCGCGGAGGGCAGCATGACTCGCAAGGAAGCTGCCCTGCTCCGCCAGCGCGAGAGTGCGCTCAACACCTATCTGGCCAGCCGCCCCGTGGGCGTGGTCGCGGCCAGCCTCTCCCGCTCCTACGGCCTGCCTCTCCAGCAGGTCGAGACCATCATGAGGAGGTTCGGATATGCTTGATAATGCGATTTCGGCCGATCAGGTGCGCGCCCGCGCGGGCATCGCCCTCCCGGAGGCTCAGGCCGCCGTCTACATGCAGAGCGCGAAGTTGGAAGGCTGGACGCTGGCAGAATTCCAGGACCGGACCCGCATGTCCAGCCGCGCCGCCCGCGCGCTCGCATACCGATTCGGGATCGAGTTCGAAGACTTCGACCCTCTGTCGCCGCCGGTCGAGCTGGTGTGGCGCAAGGCGAAGAAGGGCTGGGAGCTGTATCAGGGCAAGGAGGCGGTAGGCCTCTGCGTCAGGCACGACCTCGGCATGCCCCAAGGCAAGGTCTACGTGGTCGAGGCGTACAGCGTCCGCGTCTCGGCGGTCACGGCCCGCGCGGCCATGGCGCAGGCGGCCAGCAAGATCGACGCGATCTCGGCGGACCTCTTCGACGGCCAGCCGGTCCTGACCCGCATCGAAGAGCAGGACGGCGACGTCGATACGCTGTTCCCGAAGCTCGACGACAAGTTCCACGCCTGCCGGAAGGCCTTCAACTCATGACCGTTTTTACCATCCTCTCCGTATCTCCCGAGACCGGAGCTGCCGAATGCCTTCTGGAGCTCGGGAATAGCTGGCTCGGGGGAATGTATGCCTGGGACCTTGTGTGGGATCGATATGGCGAGAAGCGTCACGAATACGATGTCGCGATGTTGAACGGCGCGGAGGGCGGGCGCCTTTGGGATCTGCAGCACGACCCCCGGCTGTCTCGCGCGGAGCGCGTCGTGTTCTGCCTGACCTTCACGCGGTTTTACGTGAAGTCAGGCGATTTCCCTCGCTTGGCGGACGACATCACGGAGGCATTTGGCGGGACTCCGCCGCACCACTGGGCGCGCCTCGTGGCGCTGCTGCACTTCCAGCCGGACGTGCCGGCTCTCGGCTTCTGGTGGACCAGTGTCGCGGAGAACCCGTTTTGCGGCGACTGGGACGAGGAGCGCGAGGAATACGCCCCGATCGACCCCGCCTCGATGGTCAACGTCTACGACCACATTGCAGATCTGGAAGGCGAACTCGCATGAGCGGGCTTGCGCTTGGACTGCACACCACTTGCCAATCGGTGGAGGGCCCGAAGGCCTACGAGGTTCGCTCCGGGGATCGCCACCTCCAAAGCCTGGAGGACGGCGAGATCCGCAGCTGGCCCGATTATCACTTCATACTGATCGATGAGCGCACCGGGCACCTGATGATCGAAGGCGGGTTCGGTACGTTCAGCTACGGCTGGCCCGCCTACGGGCGCGGCAAGGAAAGCCTTCATGCTTTCCTCTACGACTTGCACTTCGACTATTTCATGGGGAAGGCCGCTCGCCAGCCGTACCGAATCGCGGATTTCGACGCGACAGTGCTGTCTCTGAAGCGAGAGGTCCTCAGCGATAGGCGCTGCCGAGCCATTGATGACGAGGAGGCCCGCGAGCTTTGGGACGCGCTGGTGGAAGCGGAAGCAGACAACGACTGTGATGGCCTGGTGCGCGATCTCTACCGCGACAGCGCTTGGAGTGCTCGCCTGGACTGCTCTGACCCGTCCGTCATGCGGGACCATCCGGGCATGGTCCGCTTCTGGGATGAGGTGTGGCGCCCGTTCTGCGAGGACGTCCTACGTCCGCACTGGCTCGCGCACCGAGAACAACGGGCCCAGGAGAAGGCGGCATGAAGATCCCTGTGAAAGGTGAGACTTGGGAGCACACCACCTCCGGGAGGCAGTACCTCATCGAGGGCGGGGCCTGGAATGCGATCACCGACAAGCTCGATGTTGTCTATCGCCCGCTCTACCCCTGCGAATTCGGCCTTTTCACCCGTCAGCTCCGGGATGACCCCAAGTCATGGACCTCGACCAACGAGGATGGGGCGCCGCGCTTCCGGAAGGTGAGCGAATGACCATCCACATCATCGAGGCGAAAGAGGCGGCATGATCCAGCATGAGGAAACGTCCTGCGAATCGCTGGTCAAGCTCGACCGGAAGCTCTCGCGGGCAGTGAGCAACAGGGGAGGGGTGAAGCTCTCCGCAGACGATCTCGACCTTCTCGCCACGCTGGGGATGCTCAGCAACGTGGCGAAGGCGAAGGCACAAGCATTGGAGGAACAGGCGCGGTGTCGACGGTTAAAGGTGGTGTCTACCAACGAGGGCCCTTCTGGCTCGACTACGTCCGCGGGGCGGATGGGAAGCCGGCCAGCGACCGGTTCTACATCTGGTGGTACGACACCGCCGCAGGGCGCCAGCAGCGGCGCAGCACGCGCACGTCGGATGTTCGGCTAGCCTGCGACAAGCTCGATGAGCATTTCCTCGCCAGCCATCGCCCGACCGTCGCCGAGCAAGAAGCTTACGGCGTCGAGGACGCTATCGCGGATTACTGGATCGAGCACGGCCAGCACCTGCCGAGCGCGCCCGCCACGAAGGCCCAGTTCAAGCTGCTGACCCGATTCTTCGAGATCGAGCAGACGGCTGGCCGCCTGGCGGCGCCGATTATGCCGGATCACTTGGACGACAAGCTGCTGACGCGCTTCCGCAAATGGGGCGTCGCCGATCCGATTGTCGCGAAGAAGAAGGATGCCAAGGGCAACTGGATCGACGGCAAGTCGCGGCCTCGGTCAGCGTCTACGGTCGAGGAGAGCGTCATCAAGCTCAAGGCGGCGCTGAACTATGCCTTCAAGGAGCGCCGGACCCGGTATGTCCCGCCCCTGCGGCACAAGACGCGCGAGCAGGTCACTTCGCCGCGGACGTTCCGCCTGTCGGTGGAAGCGATCGGCGAGCTGCTCGACTACACGATGCAGGGGGCTGGGAACTACGCCGGGCACGCCGACAGGCTCCTACCCCTCCGCAGGTACCTGATCGCGGCGATTTGCACTCTCGCGCGGCCAGACGCGATTTTCGACCTGAGCGTCCAGCCGGAGCGGGAGCAATGGATGCAGGATGAGCGACGGTTGTTCCTCAACCAGGCTGGCCGCATTCAGACGCGTAAGGTCCGTCCGATCCTCCCCGTGGTGGATCTGATGCACTCGTGGCTGCTGGCAACGGATGACTGGTTCGTCTGCAACGAGCGAACCGCGTTCGACGCCAAGCTGCAGAAGGACGTCACGACTCAGTACAAGGTCGCGGCGGTACGCTCGGCTTGGGACTCGGCGCGGGAGCAGATTGGTATCCCGGCAGGGTGGGGGCCGAAGCTGCTGCGCCACTCCATGGCGAGCATCTTGGCGAACCGCCGCGTGGATCTGGTCGAGTTGGAAATCGCGCTGGGACACCGGGCCATCAAGAAGACCTCGGGGCACTACATCGTGTTCGACCCAGACTATCTCGCGACGGTGCGAGACGGGATCAACGACGTGGTTTCAGATCTGACGAGGATGGCTGGTCCGGCGCTTCACGCAAAACTCACGCAAAAACATGAGAATGTCGCTGTGCTTCGCGCTTAG